GCGCCACCGGCGCGGGCGTCCTCTCGTGGCAGGTACACGGTCGTGCCGGTCTTGACTGGCATGACGGTGACGCCTGGAAGGTTTCGCACCACGATCCCTGGGGTCAGGGCGTAGGCGAAGGCTTCCTGGAGGTACTGAGGTGGAACGAGTGCGCCACCGGCTCCGGCTGAACCTTCAGCCATTGCCTTTGCGCTGGCGACTAGGTCGGCATGCTTGCCCTCGCCCATGGCGTCAAGTACCTGGATGGCTTCATCCATGGTCTTTGGCCAGACGATTGAGCGGCTGCCCTCGCGGTCGCTGCCGAAGCCGAAGACTTCAGAAGCGGCCTGCGAGAAGTCCTTCTCGAACGATGCGTCGCGGTCGCTGCCGCGGGTGACTGCCTTCATTGCGACCCCGACCTTTGGAAGGCCGTAGGCGCGCTTGATGACGGACACGCTCTTGACTGCTGCTGGTCGATCCTCGTCGGCGACGGTGTTGACGGCCTTGACGGCCTCCGACACGGCGTCCTTGACGATGTCCTTCACAGCATCAGCGGAGAGGAAGTTCTCTGCCATGTTGTTGCTCCTTGATTGATTCAAGGGTCAGCGACCCTTGAGTGTTTGGTGGGCAGCCTCTCGCGCGATTGCGCGGATCTGCTCCTTGAGCCGTGCCAGGTCAGCCTTGACGCTCTCCGCATCCGTTCCCGCGAGAATCGCGAGGCTGGCGGCAGGTTGCACTTCGGGAACTGCTGGATCGGTTGCAGGGGTTGGCGCGTACTCGACCTGCTCCATAAGTTCGGCATCTTCTACCGAGCTCGGAAGCGGCGTGCCCGCGGTGGCGTACTGCTCGCACGCCGTGATGAATGCGAGGAGTGGCGTGACGACGGCATCCAGTGCCGCCTTCATCGTCTCGTCGCCGACGACCACGTCGGTCATCTCAAGGACTTCAATCAGGCACGAGGCGGCGTGCTTTGCAACATCGCCCCACGTCTCCCAATCGTCGTTGTCATAGTCTTCGTCCTCTGACTCGCCCATCTCCGCATCGGCTGCGACGACGACCGTCGTGTCCTTCGCGGCGGGAACCTCTTCAGGGGTTGGCTCGCTCTCTGGCGCTGGTACCTCGTCCGGCTCAGGCTCACCGAGAATGGCGAGCTTGGCGGAGACGTACTCGATCGCCTCAATCTCTTCGGCGGTCTTGACGACGTACGCCGCAGGGTTGGCAGGATTTGGGGTGAGGCTTAGTTCCACGACGGGCCAGCGCAGGATCTCGCCCGTCTTGGCGGAGACCTTTACGAGGTGCCCCATGGTCGCGGAGGAGAGCCCGAGCGCATCGGCGCCGAGGAGATCCTTGATCTCGTTGAGGTAGGCGCTGCGAGCGTCAAGCTGCGCGCGAACCCATACACCCGCATCGTCAATCTTCTTGACCGACCAGCGTCCAATGACGTTGGTCTTCAGGGTGCTGTCAAGACCGTGCTGATAGAGCAGCGGGCGCTGACCGTCGGTGATCAGGTCCCAGGCGAAGTCGGTCTTCGCGCTGAAGAACTGACCGTGAAGATCCTTCCCGTCGATCGGTCCACCGAACGGGATGCCGACGCCTTCGATCTCAAGAGATCCATCGTCGAGCGTTGTGAACTTGAGACCGTTCATCGGGTCACTCCTTCAAGGCCGGAGAATCCCTCAGTGGGGACGCCCGCGGCGATCTGTTCGGCGTTGTAGCGGCGGCGGATGCCGACCTCGAGCGTCGTCCGTGTCGCCTCATCCGGCTCAGCGCCGAAGAGTGCGACAAGGTCGAGCGGCTCGCCCGCGAGGTACGCCTTGACCGCGGGGTGTTTGTAGATGTCCTTTGGCAGTTCAACGGTGGACGCCACCGGCTGCGCCGCTGGATCTTCGGCGGGAACGTTGACGGGGATTGGCTCGGCGATCGTTGGCGCTGCGCCCTCAACCGCTTGCGGCTGCACTTGCAGCGTCAGGATTGGCGTGTTGCCCCAGTCGGTCGGGGTGCCAACGCCGAAGTGTGCGCGCGCCTCGTTCGGCGTGACGACACCACGGTCAAGCAGGGACTGCCACAGGGCCGTCTCCTCTTGCAGCGTTGGGCGGAGTGCCTCAATCCCCGAGAGGTCGAACCGAACCGTCAACTTGTTGCCGCTCGGGTCAAACTCAGGCGTCAGCCACGAGTCAAAGGTCGAGGCGACCCAGGCGAGCTCGGAGGAGAGGCGACGCCAGAAGACCTCCTCGGCGTCGCGAATGCTGCGATAGACGCCCGCCTTCTCGTCGTCTCCGAGGAGTGAGAGTGGAATGCCAAAGGCTGCGGCAATGGACATGCGCGAGATCTTGCGCGCGGCAAGATACTGCGCGTCGGCTTCGGTCAGTCCGAGGGACTTCCACTCCAGGCCGCCCGGGAGGACGGGCGTCTTGCCCGCGTTGCGCGGTCCGCGGAGTGAGGCGAGGACGCGGCGGATGGTGCTCTGATCCTGCGCGGTGATCTCCGAATCCTTCGGTGCGACCCACACGCCAGCCGGCACGCCGTGGTTCTTGATCTGGCTGTTGGTGTGTTCTGCCGCCATGCGCGAGGTGCTGATCTCGTCGCGCAGCGCCGAGAGTGGCGAGAGTCCGCGCGTTGGGTCAACAAAGTTGCCGGGTGCGCGGAACGGGATGACGTCCTTTGGGAGGTAAGTCGCCATCATGGCGGTTCCCGTTGGGCGGTACTCGTAGGCGTCAATCCAGTGGTCGCCCATCACGGGGCTCACCGCTGCTGGGTTGATGAAGTGCAGCTCCTGCGTCTTGCCACCGAGGCGTCCGCGGGTCTTGACGAGGTACGCCTCGCCGTAGATGGAGAGGCTGCTGATCAGCGTTGCCTTCAGGTCGGCGCTGCTCATCGTGTCGGGATTGACAAAGTCAAGGAGCGCTTGCAGCTCTGAAGCGTTGCGATCGTTCGCGACCTCGGCGGGAATCAGGTCTTGACCGCTCTTGACGAAGACGCGCAGCGGCGCGCTGGAAGCGGCGAGGCTGCGGATGCGGATCGCGGCGTACACGAAGGCCTCGTCGGCGGGCGCCTTCGCCCACTCCGAGCGGGTAGTGTAGCGGTCGGTGGACTGCTCCAGCATCCCGAAGAATGCCTGCCAGGTGGCGAGAGAGTCCTTGCGAGCGCCGTCGATGACGTTGCGCGGATCGGCAAAGTTGGGGGTCGTCATTGGTCAGGCGTCTCCAGGGTGAGGCGTTCGCATCGCCGATGGCGATCACGAGCGCGGGTTGGGGGTCAAGCCAGGAAGGCGCCGATGCTCTTCTTCGGTGCCGGCTGGAGCGCTTGCGAGACTGCAAGGATGAGCGCGATCGCGGCGTCAATCTTTGCCGTGCGATTTCCGCGCGGCTTGCGGATGCGCCACCCGGACTCTCCACGCGGTACGGCGACCGCGGCGAGGATGTGCGCAGTCAGGGTTTGGTTTTCGGTTGGGTCGTAGGCGATGCGCTTGGAGGTGATTGCCTGATAGAGGTCGGTGGTCGCGGGAACCATACGCGCGTCGGTTTGGTTGACCTGAATCATGGCAAGCCCCTCGGACTCAAGGATCTGCGCCGATTCGCGGAATGACCACGGGTCAAAGCAGAAGGCAGGGCCGGCGACGGTGCGCCCATCCACACGCACGGCGGGCTCCGGGTAGCGGCGTCGTAGCTCGCGCAAGTACTCGCGGATCTCTTCAATGTCCACACGCCAGGCGTCGTAGAGCGCGGAGTCTTGCGGGTATGGGTTGCCCCAGACCTTGGACTCAACGACGACACGGTCGCCCTGTTTCTGGGCGACGACGATGGCGCTGTTGTCGTAGGTGATACCGACGTCAATGCCGACCGCCACGGGGAGTTTCGGGTCAAGCTCTGCGCCCGTCACGGCGCACTCTTGCCACGATCCACCCGGCAGCCAGGACTCCTCGCCCGCGTTCACCCACTGGGCAAGGTGCAGGCGACGGAACTCTTCAAGGCGACTGGACGGCTTGTGCCGCTGCTTGCGGAGGTAGTCGATGGTGATCCACGGCGCCGGGTTGGCTTTGCGCCACACCTCAGGATCGTCGGGATCGGCGTCGTCAGGGGCGCCGTAGTGGAAGAGGAGGAAGCCATTGGCGGGGTCACGGGCGACTCGTCGGAAGTAGGGTGCAGACTCAAACGCCTGCTCGGGCGCGGTCTCAATGACGCGCTGGTAGATCTTCCCGAGGATCTGCTCGCGGTCGTAGCCGGGGGTCGAGATGACCACCGCAAGCGGCTCCTCGCGTGCGCCTGATCCTGAGGTGAGTGCGGTGTAGAGTTCGCCGTCGTCGCGGTGCGCCCAGAGCTCGTCCACGATGACCATGCTCGGATTGGAGCCGTGCTGGAGGCGACCGTCCGAGGAGACGACGCGGATGAAGCCGCCACCCGCCACGTCGATCTGGTACTGGCGCGCGGTAAGCAGGCGGGAGAGTTCTGCCGACGAGGCGATGAATGCCTTGATCTGTCGGAAGATGATCGCTGCCTGGTCTCGGCTTGCCGCCGCGACGATGGTCTGCGGCTCCTTGCCAGCGTCGCGGAGGGTCTGGTAGACGGCGAGCGCGGCGATCAGGGTGGACTTGCCAGCCTTACGCGGGAGCAGCAGAGCCGCCTCTTGATAGATCCGCAGCCCCGTCTTGGGGTCACGGCTGAGCAGCTCGTTGACGAAGTCCATCTGGAACGGCTCAAGCACGAGGGGTCGGTTGGCGAACTGCCCGATGGACTGACGGATGTGGGTGCGGCAGAACTCTTCGAAGAGCGGTCCGTCCGTTACGAGGGGCGGGCGACCCTTGCGGGCTTTCTTGCCATCAGCTCGGAGATGCTCGTCACTGGCGCCAGGGTCACGGGTCGGTTCGCTTTGTAGGCCCTCGCCGTCGGTGTCGCCGAGAGGCCCATCCTCCCGAGTAGCTGCGTGTAGGTTGCGCACGATTGCCTCGCTATCTGCGCCGCCGGGTGAGCGACGCTGCCATGGGCAGTGGTCAGCACGATGCCCTCGGTCTCCAGGAGGGTTTGCGCGTTCTGCCAGGTCGTCCACGTTCGCACCGCAAGCTCCAGCAGTTGCGGGGCGACCTCGCTAGTCTTGCCAGCGGCCTCAATCTGGCTGCGGAGGAGCGCTTCGTGTTCAGTTGCGATGTCGTTCGTGCTCATTGGACCTCCAAGACCCCCCCTCACAACTTACAAACGGTGTGTAGGGAGG